TAGCTCACCTTGTATTGATTCATAAGACTTATTCAGAATATTAAGCAGCTTTATACCTATATCCACCATACCATGACCCTTACCAAACCTATCTACTAAATCGCTTATACCCACTCCAGTTATATCTAAGGGCTTATTAGATACCCTATCAATACCGAAGCTGCTATTTCCTATTAATTTTACAGGAACATTAATGCCATCAATCTTTAGTGCGGCTTTATCCGACTTCAATCCCTCAACAGTTCTATTAAATACCTCTAGCAAGTCTTTCCCAGTGTTTACAGAAGGTATCTCGTATGGGTGAGCCATATGTTTTGTTCCAACTTCACCTACAAAAGAAGGGCTCAAATCTACTATACCTGAGTATGGGTTGCTTGCTCCTAGCTTTTCTTTGAGTAAGTCAGCTAATTTCTTATTATACCACCCAAATAAGTCCCTGAATGTCTTATCATACTCAATCTCTTCTACCTCTCTAAGAGCTTTTCTAACTACAGTGCTGCTCATATCTCCGTAAGTAGGAACATTCACTTGAATATTTGGGATTATTAGAACGTACCCATGCTTATTAAACGACTGTAATTGAGCCCCCTCACGGTAATATTCAAAATACCCCGGTGTTCCGTCTGACTTTGGTCCTACAGGAATCCTATCTTTATCCTTACTACCCACTAAAAACACTAAAGCTGTGGTCTCTGGGTTGAAATTTTGAGTCAACTCCTCGCATTTATAAGGGTTTTTTACCTTAACTACCTTATCAGAAACCCCATATCCATCCATAATAGCAACCTTTTCTTCGAAGTTTAGGGGGCTATCGGGGACTTCAACCCTATCAGACGTGGCTATATAACAATTATCTTCCCCAAACATCCCTTGAAGCCACCTAAAAGCTAGGTAATGATGCCTACACATTGGTTGAAACCTTCCCGGATATACCGCAATTACCTTATTTACCATTACACTGATTGTATTTTAGATGTCCCTTCTTTAGTCTTTACTACCTCTATATGCCCGTCTACTACGTCTTTTATCGAATCTATGTGAGATATCATCAATATAAATTTAAACTGAGTCTTTAAATAGTCCATTAATATGGATATATTGCTGATATTCTCAACGTCTAGAACGCCAAATCCTTCGTCTATAGCCAAGAAACTAGGTCTAGGTAGGGAAGATATGTTGATTAAAGAAGTCCTTATAGCTAATGAGGATACGAACTTTTCCATACCTGAAGCTAACTCAATGGGCCACACTCTGCTATCATCGTAAACAATGTAGGCATTTATGTTCTTTCCGTCTGATTTAACCTCAATCTTGAACTCTACAATCTGAGAAAGTATATTGTTGATATCCTCTTCTATGATAGGAATTACCGAAGTCATTATAGTATGCGGTATTCCGTCCTTAGAAACTGCCGTTAAGTAATAGTTGTAGAATCTGTACTCATCTTCCAATTCTTTCAACTTAATTACCGACCTTTGTATGTTATCTATTTGAGATTTAGTATAAAGTATAGAGCTATTACACTCGGAAATCCTTCTGTTTATTAAGCTTAACGAATCCTTTTTTAAGTTCAGTTCCTTTAGTACAAGAGCTATCTTCTCCTTAATCTTAGAATTGCTTGTTATAGCTTCTAGATTTGCGAAGTACTTCTTTATAGCATCTTCCACCTTACCCACACTCTCAGTATTTGTAGCTATTGCTCTTTCTATCTCATTTATTGTCCCCTCAACCCTTACTCTGCTAGATTGATGAGTCAGCAGCTCCCTATTTAAAGTATCTAACTCTCCTTTTTGCTCTTTGTAGACATCGAAAGATTTTATAACTTCAATCAAAGATCTTAATGTTGCTACCTTTTCTTTAGCGGCAATCTCAGCGTCTTTTATAGATTCTTTTGTCTTTATGGCATCCTTTACAAACACATTGTTCATGCAATAAGGGCAGGACTCATCATACTCTAGATTCTCTAGCTTACTCATTTTATCTAGCTTATTAATCATGTCCACTTTCATCTTCTCCACCTCTACAGTAAGAATCCTCTCTTGTTCCACATGGAACTTTAATTTTTCTAATCCTTCTTGTATCTTTGCCTGATCTATTGAATCAATCTTAGCCTGAACATCAGCTATATTAACGTTGCAGGAATCTAGTGTCTTTTTATTAAACTCTATCTTCTCTTTGTTTGACTCTATAGTGCTTAAAAGACCTCTCTTTTTAGTCTCTAGGGATTCTACGTCAGCATACTCCACTTCAACTTCTAAGATGCCTCTTTTAAGTTCGTTAATTTTTTGGGACAATGTTTCTACGGTGCGCTCAACCTCTTCTTTTTCCTCATTCAATTTACTTAGCCTCTCTACATCTGATTTGTTAGTTTGACTTAAACTTTCTATTTGAGAATCGTAGTCCACTTTCTTATACTCCTTGACTAATACAGAGAGTTCCTTTACTTTTGCATTAGCTATATCGTACAGAGAATCAAAGATAGCTATGTCCAAGAATTGAACCAGGAGATTTTTTCTATCAGCCTGACCCATATCAATAAATCCAGTATTGTTTCCTTGGATAGACATGCAGGTTAGTACAAAGTCTTCGTAAGATCCTAACAGATTTCTAATCATACCGTTAGTATCCGACCTTTCTTTTCCATTAAGGGACACCACTACACCCTCAGAATCGTAGTAATAGAAGTCCACGTCTACCTTTACTGTATCCGATTTACTCTTCTTAGCTCTCCTCTCTATGACGTGAGTGTACCCATTTAGCTCAAACTCTAGTTTACAGTGGAATGTTGAAGCCTTATTGTTCATCACATGGGATGCCTTGGACGTTTTAGAACATTTATCAAAGATACAATACTCTAAAGCAGACAAAAAGCTAGATTTTCCAGAAGCATTGGGCGCAAATATGCCGTAAGTTCCCGTCATTGTCTGAAAATCTATGACATTATTCTCACCGTAGCTGAACATGTTGGAGAACTCGAACCTTTTTGGAGACCAATTGATGTTCCGGTTATTGTCTATTACCTTTACTTCTGAATTTATAGTGGAATTTAATTCGCATACCCTCTCTATCTCTTCTAAAGTTAAGTTGAATTTAGACTTTAAATACCCCCTAAGCATTACATTTTGCTCAGTTACGTTCCGTACATCGGGCATTATTCTCCTATTTTCCGTGTAATTACCCTTTTCGAAAGTATTTATCTTCTGCTCCGTTACCTCAACTACTTCTCTTTCTGCTTTTATTTCTGATATAATATGCTTTACTACGGAATAATCTGTGTTTCTATATCTAACCCTTAAGTACAACCTGTTGGGGATATTACTAGGTATTGGAGTGTACATACCCTCCTCAATATCAACGGTATAGTATGCGGTTCCGTTTGGGATATCTACAAACTCTGCCGATTTACTATCAATATCCCATACTAGAATGCCATGTTTGAGTCCTTCCCCATGATTCTGCTGTATAGTGGAGCCTGGGTAACCTGCTGTCCTTTTTTCATCAACATAGTGAGACTCATGCAAATCCCCCAACATTGTTATATCAAACTGAGAAAAATCTTCAGACTTCAAAGAAGAATTGCTATATTCAAATCCTCCGGAGAAATCGAAGGGTTTTACTGCACCATGATACAAACCGACCTTTACGCACCCCTTTAAGTTTTCAGGCTTAGGGAATTTCTCTGGCTTATCGAATACGGACCAGTGAACCAATTCTAAATTAGCACATTTGTAAACCCCGCTATCCTTCAAATAATGTATTTTAGGATTTTTCAGAGCATCTACTATAGGAGATAAACTATCTAACCTATTGTTATTGTTCAGGTTAGTATCGTGATTACCAGGTATTAATATTACAGGTAGTTCCTCAGATAGGATAGTAAGCAGATGTGTTACTTCCTGTACTAGTTCTGGAGTTATATCTGTCTTTGAGTGAACTATATCCCCCGTAAGACATATGATGCTTTCAGGTGTTTTAGTTTTGTTGATGTAGTCTTTTATGTACTTGAATACTTCCCTATACTCCTGGTGTCTTTTGAAATTTCTTATGTGGATATCTGATATATGGTATACCTTTCCAATCTTTTCTACTCCTAAATTTAATCTAATCATATCAACTTAACTCCATCTTTTTTTTGAATATATCTACAAAACTTAAAGGTTTAGCTGATTGTAGATGTCTTATCATGTTCTCAAACCCAATCTCAGAAGGATCTTTACCGTCTAAGTTTATAAGATAAACCTCTTTCCCCAAATTCAATAGTTTCTCTGAATGCTCTAAAGAGGATTTAATAGCATCTTCATCTAAGGCTAAATAAACCGTCTTTACGTTTGACTCTGATAATTTCATCATCAATGCTTTTGGTATTGTCTTACCAAACAAAGGGATTGCGTTTCTTTTTATTGCAATAGCATCAAAAACTCCCTCGCATAGTATAACAGGAATATCCCAATTGATGAAGTATTCGAATCCAATAATCTCACTCTTATTACAAGACGGTGAATCTATCTTAAAAGTAGAATTGGCATCTATAGACCTTGCGATGAAGTAATTCAATTTACCTTCTGAATCGTAGGACGGGATTATAACCCTTTTCTTGTATTTTCCTGAGTCACAGTATCCTATATTGTACTTCAATATATCCTGATAGCTTAATCCCCTCTTGGTCACATAAACTCTAGCATGTCTAGCTTCTAAGGACATGTCAGATTTAAGTAGAGGTTTAAATTCTTTTGGGAGCTCTACTTCTTCCGAAGGTTTGACAGATACTTCAGAAGTTATTTTGTAATACTCCTTAATCTCTCTAAACTGATCTTCAGTAGCTTTAACCAACTTTAATAGCGGAATTAATGTCTTACCTTTAGTAGGTGGAGAACAAGTCCAACAATTAAAGTTACCAGTTTCTAGGTTAACATTAAGCTTAGGTTTTCTATGATTGCAGACTGGACAGATAAATGCATAGCCTGTTTTTGTCTTAGTTCCTTTACCAAGTAAAACTTCTAAAACTCCTAAAACTAATTGTGAATTGTCCATATTGAGCAATTATACGTAAAATTATCCAATTTTCAAAAATATTTTAAACTTTTTTTGGTTTATTAAATTATTTTTCGTATATTAGTCGAAATTGAGGTGCTAATGCCTCTGTTTAGTTAGCCTGGTGTGATTCCAGAAGACGTAAGCAGACTATTAGAGTAACACCTCTACCCGGAGCTAAAACGAAGGTAACAATGCTTCAGGTATATAAATATAAAACTTAGTGAAAGTTTTAAGTAATATCGGGTCAATCCGAGGGTGTCGAATCCCCCTAAGGACTTAAAATATAAGCTAAATTTGAAAAACGGAGTTAAAGTAGTCTAAAAGATCGGGTGTCATACACCTTAACTGATTCTATTTTAATAAAATAATTTAGTAGATGGAAGAAGAAAAAAAAGAGTTTATAAAGAAAGAATTTAATAAATTAACTGATTTAGAAATAGATACTTTATATCTTTACTTAGAATCAATGGTTCCCTTTATGGATAAAGAAGAACTTTCTGAAGTAGAAATTTTGTTAGATTTATTAGAAAATAAAGAATTAATTGATGAAAAGATTTAGTATAATTTTAGTAGTTTTAAAGGGTTGTTCTAATTGTAAAAGGATTAAAGAATTATTAGATACTAATAATATTATATATAATTCTGTATCATGTGATGATGATTGTCAGGTTTGTGATGAGTTGGATGATATAACTAAAAATACTCTATATCCAAAGATTGTAGTAAAAGATAAAGTAAATAATATAAATAATATTATATACCAAACGAACGATTCATCAGAACTTGGTATAGTTAAAAAAATAAAAAACATAAACTTATTCCCAACTTTTGGGGATTCAAATATAATTACCGAAATAAATAAACTAATTAATAAATAATTTATGAAATTATCTGAAGAACTAATTATTCAAACGACTGAAAATTTCTTCTCTTATATCGAAGAATATTTACCAGATGGTAAAAGAAAAACTAAATTAATTGATTACTATAAAAGTATTGAATTACTTCTAGCTACAGCTCCAGCTTCCTCAAACGTAAACTACCACAACTGCTTTGCTGGAGGATATGTTGAACATGTTAATAGGGTTGTACAAGCTGCTTTAGTACTTAATAATGTTTGGGATAGATTTGGTCAAGAGAAGAACTACACAATAGAAGAGTTAGTATTCTCAGCTATAAACCATGATCTAGGAAAACTAGGAACTAATGAAGTACCTCACTATATCCCCAACAGTTCAGAATGGCACGTAAAGAATCAAGGTAAGGTTTATACAGTAAACCCTGCTGAATCTTATATGGATGTTCCAACTCGTAGTATATTTAGATTACAACAGGCGGGAATAGAAATATCAGAAAATGAGTATTTATCTATATTATTACATGATGGCTTATACTCAGAAGCTAATAAACCTTACTTAATGGCTCCAACCCCAGAAACACAACTAAAAACTAATCTACCTCATATTATTCATCAGGCAGATTTAATGGCTAGTAAAATTGAAAAAACATTAAATAAATAATATATGACAGGTACATTGATTTTTGTATTTCTTTGGATAGCAACGATTGTAGGTTGGGTAATATTCAATCTATACAATAAGAATAAAAAGATGGAGTTAATGGTCATAAGACAGGGTAGTTTTGCGTATGATATGATTAGTCTAATGAAGGAGTTAGACGTTACTATGGAGAAGATAGATGGCAAAGTATGGACTTCCGCAGACCCAGAGTTGACTAGTTTATTTGATTCAGTAAAGTCTATACAAGCTCGAATAAAGATGTATACTGAATCCCAATAAAATGACAGAAACTGAAGTATTATTAACAAAAAATGGTAAGCCTAGGAAAAGGAGACCGAAGAAGAAAATAGATTATTTTAACATTGATACTCAAAAATCTATTTTAAAATTCAGAGAGTGCCGGAATGAAGCAGAACGTCATAGGATTTATAGAGAGGAAATTCACAATGCTTTCTATAAATTAGCTGAGAACATCATATTTACGTTCAACTTTACAAAAACTGGCACTGAAAATTTAGAAGACCTTAAGTATGAAGTAATATCCTTTCTTATACCTAGGATTGATTTATACGTAGAAGAAAAGGGTAAAGCGTACTCATATTTCGGCACTATTGCAAAGAGGTATCTCATAATGCAAAGTCAGAAAACTGAAGTAAGGTTGTCTAGGCAAGAATGTAGAGATTTTTCTACTAAGGATGATAATGTTTTCGACCCAGCAGAAGAGATGCAGGATCAGGTAGATATTCAACAAGTCTACGAAGAATTCTTAATGGAGATAGATAAAAATCTCTTTGACCTGTTCGATAATATAGAAGAAATAAAGGCGGCAGACGCACTACTAGATATCTTCAGGAAGCGAGATAGTCTCCTCATTATAAATAAAAAGGCTATATATCTTTACATAAAGGAGATGGCTGATGTAAACTCTTCTAGCATATCCAACGTAATAAAAGTGTTTAAATCTATATATAAGAGGATTTTAAGTAAGCATATAGATAATATAGATCAACCATATTTATTATAAAACTAAATTATGGATCTCAATCAGAAAGTTTTTGGAGATAAGACCTTGGAAGATGTAGTGCAGGAGGTGTACTCGCAGCATAAAAGTAAGGAATCTGACATAAAATCAGAAATTCTTAGGATTTCTACTATGATTACTAATCCTGGTGATGCAGTAGTGTTATTGCCTCTATTGAAAGGATTCTATGATTCAAGCCTTAAAAATGACGAAACTTTGGTAAAGATAGTACAAATATTCCAAAAAGCATCAGAGGCTTCTAAAAAAGATTCAGAATCCGGAGAAGGTATGCTGACTCAGAGGGATATTGAGCAGTTATTCGCTGAAATACCAACAAATAAACCCCAAAAGGAGGCAGCATAACGTGGCAACTAGTTTATCAAGTAATGTAGGGTCAAGCAATTCAGGTCAATCACCCTTTATAATAGGGAGAGTTAAGTCTATTGTACTTAGCCCCTATATCGATAATACTAAGCTACCTAACCCCGATTACACGACAACTCATGATATCGGTAAGATTAGATTTGAGCAACTGTACTCAAACGTAGCTAGTACTAACGGAAGTGAGAATAGTTTTGCATATCCCATGTTTACCTTTATAGCACAGTATCCGGTAGTTGGGGAGATAGTAGTTATCTTCTTTGGACCTTCTTACGGTTTAAACGATGGTAAGTACTCTCAACAGCTATTCTATATGCCCCCTTATAATATATGGAATAACGTTGCCCACAATATTATGCCTAATCTACGGGAGTTAGCAAACTTCTACTCAGATTATGTAAATAAGCCTGAATATCAAGGAGGTATAGGACAATTACCTGAATTCCCAAAAGGGCATACTTACACTGATCCTGGGAACATAAGGAATCTTACGGCATTTGAGGGAGATAGTATTATACAGGGAAGGTATGGTCAATCAATAAGGTTTGGTTCTACAGTATCTAGATTTAAAGGGTATAACACATGGTCAGATACTGGAAATAATGGGGATCCGATAATTATTATAAGAAATGGTCAGGGAACTCCAAATAACGTTGTAGATAAGTTTGCCTCTACAGTTGAAGACGTAAATAGGGATAAGACTTCTATTTATTTAACTTCTGGTCAAAATATTATTATTGATGACTTGTTGAACTTCCCATTGAAATCTTATGGAGCTGATAGTACTAAGGTAAAAGCCTCTAGTATAGTTAATATTTTTACTGTTCCTGTATCTACGGAGGGTACTTCAGCCGCAGAACAAGATAATTATACATTTAATAAAACGACATGATAAAGCCAGATTTTTCCAATTATTCCGGAAGTCAAGCTATTATAAGCTCTGATAGAGTAATAAATTATGCTAAGAGTGATGGAGTTTACTTATTTGGTAAAGATACAGTTGGGTTATCCACAAAAGGCACAGTTAATGTAGATGCTAATGAGGCAATTTTATTAGATTCTC